GAGAACGGCATCAAGCAGATGCGTACTCAGCTTGTAAACGAAAACGTCTACTTCAGGGCCTTTTGATGCCAGATCGTTGGCAGAGTTTCGCAGTTCCCTTTAGCGGCGGCCTCATGACAAACATGACGCCCTTACAGCAAGGCTCGTCTATGCCGGGGTCTGCGGTTGTGTTGCGTAACTTCGAGCCGTCCGTTGAAGGGGGCTACCGTCGTATTGAGGGGTACGAGAAGTATGACGATGCACAGGTTACGGGCACGGCGGCATTAGTACGAGGCGTAACGTACTACGATAACGCGGCCTACGCGGCAGTCGGTGACGGCCTCTACTTTTCAGGGGGAAGTGGCTGGACTGAGGTCACGGACAACGCGACGTACAGTTCTGGCGGCATCAACCTAACAGGCTCTGGCCGCGTACGTTTTGCTAAACATCACTTCGGGTCAACAGAAGTCCTCATCATTGTTGATAGTAACGCGAAGCCCTACAAGTTTGACGGTACTACCTTCAGTCAAATCACGACTGCTACCTCGGACCAAGAAGGGGCAACCCACGTAGTCGAACACAAAAGTCACCTGTTCTTTGCCGAAGACACAACCCTTTCTTTTTCCGCACCTTTCAGTGATACAGACTTTACAGCCGCGTCAGGAGCCGGTACAATAGAGTTTGACAACACTATAACTGATATGGCGTCGTTCCGCGAGCAACTTATCGTATTTACGGAAAAGTCCATCCATCTGATTGCCGGTAGCACTATCGCGGACTTTCAGGTACAGCCAATCACTCGAGACCTCGGGGCAATCAAACCCGACACAGTACAGGAGATTGGTGGGGACTTGATGTTCCTTGCACAGGATGGTCTGCGATTACTGAGTGGTACGGAGCGTAACAATGACTTTGGACTCGGCGTAGTATCTAAGGTTATCCAGCCTGAAGTTACGCGCATTACGCAGTCGTCTTCATCGTTTGCGAGCACCGTGGTCCGAGAAAAGTCGCAGTACCGCATATTTGGGTTTAACACAAACTACACGGATAGTGCGGCTCAAGGTATCATCGGAACACAGTTTGCCCAACAAGGTGGCCTCAATATGGCGTGGGCAGAAACTCGAGGTATCAATGCACGGGTAGTCCACAGTGAATACCTCGAAACATCTGAGATTGTGTTGTTTGCAAACGACGACGGGTACGTGTACCAGATGGAGTCAGGCAACAGTTTTGATGGTGACAACATTGTTGCAACATTTAAAACACCGTACTTGCCCGTCTCTGACCCGACTACCCGCAAGAATCTATACAAGATGAAGCTTTTCGTAGACCCACAGGGAAGCTTTGATTGTGATATTGACGTAGACTTTGACTTCAACGAAGAAAACGTAGTACAGCCAGACACAATCACGATTAGTAACACATCTACAACAGCCTCCATCTTTGGTGAAACAACCTATGGTGGGGGATCATTTGGTGGGGGGAACCTTAAGTTTGTTTTTGATGAGCAACTTGTTGGTTCCGGTTTTGTGGCGGCATTTAACTTCTCCTCGGAGTCGACTGATCCGCCGTTTTCTTTAGACTCGATGGTAATCCAATACGGTCAATACGGCCGGAGGTAAAATAAAAATGGGACAAGGATATACTCGAAACGATACGGGCAACAACATTGCTGACGGTAACGTAATTAACGCGAGTGATCTCGATGGCGAGTTCGATGCTGTAGAAGCGGCGTTTAACGGCACAACGGGTCACTCCCACGACGGAACAACAGGCGAAGGCCCACAGATTGACACTGCGGGACTTGCTGACAGTGCCGTTGAAACTGCAAAGATTAACGACGGGGCAGTTACCGAAGGTAAGTTAGCAACAGACGCAGTTACCAACGCGAAGATTGCTACCGGGGCAGTTGATACTGCCGAGCTAGCCAATGACGCTGTTACAGGGGCCAAAATCGACGAGACAACTACGATTACTGCGGCGGGGTTCTCGGGCCCTCTTACCGGTAATGTCACAGGAGATGTCACGGGCAACGCTGATACAGCTACGGCTTTAGAGACGGCCCGCACAATCGGCGGGGTTTCATTTGATGGTACTGCGAATATCAACCTTCCGGGCGTCAACCAGTCAGGCACTCAAGATACTTCGGGCAATGCGGCAACTGCCACAGCCTTAGAAACTGGCCGCACGATTTCCCTCACGGGGGACGTTTCCGGTACCTCTGCTTCATTTGACGGTACGGGCAACGTCAGCATCACTGCTACGGTTGCAGATGACAGTCACGACCACGTCATTGCAAACGTCGACGGATTGCAAACTGCCCTCGATAATAAGGCGGATGACTCTACAACAATCACTGCGGGCACCGGTCTTTCAGGCGGCGGCGATCTTTCAACTAACCGCACTCTCAACCTTGACGTTAACGACTTGACTGCTGAGGCTTCTATTGAGTCTACGGACTTGATCGCAGTGTACGACGTGACTGCGGGAGCAACTCGGAAGGCTACAATCTCAAATGCGGCATTGGTTGGCCCTACAGGCCCGACTGGCCCTGCGGGTGCTGACGGCCCTACCGGCCCCACCGGCCCCACCGGCCCAACAGGCCCTACTGGCCCGACTGGCCCCGCAGGTCCAACCAACACAGGTTTTAACGAAGTTGGAACGTACACTGCGGGATTTCACAGGAATGACGCGAGTGTTAATGAGGGGCAAACAACATCGGGTTCAAATATAGATGTTCAGGATCTCGGAGATTTTGTTTATCCATTCGGTAATATTAACGCTGTAAGCGAAGCGGGAAACACGGGGTGTAACGGCACGTGGAGGGCAATGGCTAAAGGGCAAAATAACGCCGATAACGACAGAAGAAACCCGACAATTTGGTGTAGAATTTCGTAGAGGTATGCAATGAGAAAAGTAAACTCAGTAAAAAATCCAGTGTGGTCTGACCCGACAGGCTTCCGAATTGACATGGAAGTGGATTTTGCCGATTTTGATGAAGTATACGTGCCGTTTACTTCTTACAAAAATGACGTTGAAAAACACAGCGTAGATTTGTTTAATCGAGCGGTGGCAGGTGAATTTGGCCAAATTGCTGAGTACACTCAGCCTTCAGATATTACAGGTGATCATGCTGTGCATACTATGCGTAAACAGCGAAATAATTTGCTTGCTGAGACAGATTACGTAGAAAATCCAACGTATTGGGCGAGATTAACTGAGGACCAACAAACGGCTTGGACAAAATACCGAAACGCTTTGAGAGATATCACCGACACAGTGACGAATCCAGTATATGTTCGCAATGCGGTAGTCTTAGAAGATAATCCTGAAGAGTACGTTGTTACATCTACTCCAAATTTTAACTGGCCCACAAAACCTGAATGAACATATCAAACTTTATTTATGTAAAGGAAAATGCATTATCCGCAGAGGACTGCGAAGCATTGATAACAGAGTCTAAAGTGGCTGGCGAGCAGGCTACTAGAAGTTCTGAAGGTGACGGCTTTGGAGACTCTCAATTTCCTACTGGAAAATTAGGGCGCGAAGATCACTCAATTTTTATGCCACAACAGAGCCGCATTAAACTTGATGAAGTTATAAGTTGCGCGTTTGATGGCTTAGAGGAATATAAGCACGTTATATCTTCTGTCAAAACGCAGAGACTTATATCTGATACCGTTAAACTTCAACATACACCAGTTGGCGGCGGGTTTCACGAGTGGCACTGCGAGCAAGGAGGTGGCACTAGTGCGGCAAGATCTTTGGTTTGGATGATTTATCTTAATGATGTCTATGACGGCGGGGATACAGAGTTTTTATATCAGCAAATAAAGGTGCAACCTAAGCAAGGCACTCTTGTTATCTGGCCTGCTGGAATAACTCACCCACATCGGGGTAATCCCCCATATTCAAATGATAAATGGATTGTCACTGGTTGGTTTGAAGTTCCGATGTATGATGTTTATCAAAACGCGATAGCCTACTTCAAGGCGGCCCAATAGAGGACTCAGCATGACCAGAGCTAACTGGCAAATGTTTTCTGGGGAGTTGCCCGATCAGTTTTGCGAAAATATTGTGCAAACATTTAGCAAATTACCAGAGCAACACGCGACAACTTTTGGAGGTCAAAAAGATCACCGAAGGTCTAAGGTCCGTTGGGTGGAAGGTGAGCACGGTCTGCGCGAAATAATGTTAAAGTACGTTGTGCAAGCAAACACTGAGTTTTGCGTGGATATACACCACCTAATTAGTGAATTGCAGTTTACTGAGTATGATGGTGAATATAAAGGCAAGTATGATTTACACCACGATATTGACTGGAACGCCGATAAACCATACGACAGAAAGTTGTCCATTGTCATACAGCTATCAGACCCTAATGATTACGAAGGTGGCAACCTTTTATTCTCTGAGGTCGAAAACCCAAAGCAGGAAGACCTAAAGAAGCA